CCTCTTAGATTATCCCATACCCAACGACCCTTTGAATTTGATTTTAAAATGTCGTTGTATTTATCAGCTAGATTCATGTAACGATATACGCTGCCATTTATAAACCTAACTACTAAATCGTTTGGATATTCTGCGAATCTGCATACCGCACTGACATTTGATGATGTTACCCACTGACACCCAATGTTAGCAAGAAATAAAACTTCTTTCTCACTGTGATAATATCTTCTATAATCGCGGTTTAAATCTTCTAATCGAATCATGGTTCAATTGGATTTGTCGGCTGCGGTGTTAATCCGACAGTCGTTCTTTCAGCCGGTGTCAATGCTTTATTATTTTCTACTTTGATATTTAATGCAATAACTTCTATCTCTTCATCTGATTTGTCATCGCCGTAGTATTCTTTAAGAGCTGTTCTAATATCCATAACTTGACCTTGTATGGCAGCTGCAATTGTAGCAACAACATTTTCAGGGCTTGGGTTAACGTATTCGCCAAAATCTATGGTGATGTCATAATCACCTATTTCTTGGCTGTGCATGAGATCATAACTCTTTAGCAACCCATTGAAGTAGTGTTGAAAGCCTTCACGCCAACCATTTAGTTTAAGTTCTCTCGTTCTGATAGATGTCTTTTCGCGTTCGACTTGAGATTCAGCACTTGAGACAATACTCTCTAGTCCTGTTATACCAACAGTGATAGGGTGTAGCTTTGCTTTGTTGATTGCATTAGCGATATATTGCTTTGATACTTCCAAATACTTTTCAGCGTTAATATCACCTTGAACATATTGAATTAAGTTTTTAGCGTCGTTTAGATCACCACGTATAACCTCATAGTCTTTGAGTGCTCTCTCGTACTCTCCAACCTGTGCGCCGTTCTCATTATGTGGTATCAAATCTTCGGCCACAAGGACTCTAACACGTGCCTTGCGTATTTCTGTAGCAAGACTTGATAAAATCTCTGTGAGGGTATCTTCAAGCTTGTCTAATCCTTGAGTGTCTGCTTCTCCAAAGCTAGATGTTAAGAACCAGCTGTTATACCCTGTGTTTGTCTTAAGTAAAACAGGTATCATATCCAGGGTGTCAAAGTCCATAACAACTTCGTCTGATTCTTCCATGCCAAATGATTTTAGGATTTCTGTTTCTTTGTACCACTCCATTTGAACAGGCTTATCAGTAACATCCCATAATTGATATGTTATTGTTACAGTGCCTTCTTTTTCCCATAGCTCTCGAAGTTCATATTGTCTGTCACCAACAGTCTTTCGCTGCTTGAATATGTAGCCTACAACGAAATCTCTTTTTTTAATGACTTCGATGTATTCTGGCTCTACTATTTCAATGATTGGATAATCTTTGCTTATATCCGTGTCTATCGCTGTCTTATAGGCGAAATGACCAAGTCCGCTTTGCAGTGATTCGCCAATCATCCACTTATTAGATTTGAAGCTGTTGAAGTCTAGTATTTTTTCGAGTATTTTTGTTTTCTCGACATCTTCTTGACCGTCTTTCTTAGACACTTTGACATTGAAGCCATTAGAACAAACCAAACGAACATATGCGTCATTGATCATCTTAATGATTCCATAGAACACAAGTGCCTCATCAGTCTTGCTTCGATAGAGATATGACTGTCTGATTTGGTTTCTTTCCCATTGATCGTCTATTAAGGTAGGTGCGTCAACCTTGTAAAACTTTTGCACAACTGCAGCGTTGCCGGTTAAAAATACGCGGTTTCGATACAAGTTAAATTGATATCTTTCATTTGATTGTAGGTCGTGCAGTAGTGACACGTTCTTTAGGTTAAATCCATATCCCATGTTATCTTCTCCTTAATAATCTTGTCATGTTAGGCGTAAGTGCATAGTCTAACGCGTCATTGTAGTCATTGTGAAGCTCGTTGTCGTCGATTGTTTCACCCATGTGACCTTTTACCTTAGCGAGTTGTTTCCTGACCTCTAAAGCGCCATCTCGTGTGCTGAATAACAAACGATCGTTATATATAAGTTGTTCTTTGAGCGCAACCCTTGACTTAGCTGTTACTGTTTTTGTGTTTTTAATTGACCCTTGTATTGTAACACCTAGTTTTTGTACTTGGCTTTCTTTACCTCTAGCTGTTTCAATTAAAGCACGTTCTGCGCTATCAATCCAGATAGAACGGAATCTGTGGCCAAACATCATGACCCAATCTTTTAAAAACATATATAGTTCCTCTAATGTCCTAGCATGTGACACTTCTTTTGATTCATAAGCGTCTAACACAATTGTTCTTTGATACTCTTTGCTATATGCGACTAATACAAATATTGTTTTAGCATTTTCTTTTGTTGCGCTTGATCCACCACTCCCAACGTCAACACCACATTGAAGTTCAATGATGGAATTAAAGTTGATTCTGCGTTCATCAACGATATGGCTTTTTTTGAGTAGATGACCATAGAGTACGCCGTCTGTCGCACCTCTAATGCCTAAAACAAATGCATTGTAGTAAAACGATCCTTTAGGGTGTGTGTTATGCATACGGTTAATCCACGCTGCAGTTGCACCTGGTCTATCTTCTAAAGCAAAGAACCAATACGACCAACCTTCTTTGTGTGGAACTTCTTTCATTTGCTCAATAGTAGATAGCGGTACGTCGTCTATGTAAGCTTCGTGAGGTCTACATGCGTTTAGATAACTGTATAATTCTAAATCTGGATCATCACCGTTAGATGTTGCTATAAGTTTCATGCCAACAGAAGCAACGCGTGTAATCGCTTGTTTGATGAAATTAGGATGTGCTTTGTTTGCTTCATCTAATAACATCAGATACGGACTACCACCTAGTATCTTGTCTTCACTAGCTATTGTTTTATAGCCAACCATGTAGACGTTTTTTGTTTCAACGTAATCTCCGTATGCTACATCTATTTCGATACGCTCGCCACCGCGTTGACTTCCGCCAACATGTCTGACTGCGCCTTTGAATAACTTTGTAATACTTGTTTCTTTGTCAATGAAGTTACGATACAATGTGCCGCTTGATTCACCACATAAGAACAAAAGTGTTTGACCTTTAGGGCTTCTAAATGCTTCATACACAAGCTTAATACCCGCTAAGGTTGTTTTACTCGTTTGTGACGGACCTTCTAGAAATATAACTTGCGACTCATCTTTTAGCGTATCGACCCATTTTTGAGTGATGATTAAGTCAGCAAATGAATTTATCATTTTAGCGACCCATTTTAGCGATTGCGTCAAATCCGCCAGCTAGTGCTTTGATTGTATCCATATCTTTGTCTTCTAGCTTTTCTCTCCACTTGTCGCCCATTCTGTTTTTCATCCAGAAGATAAGCATTGCGACATTCGGCGCGAAGTATACAGTTCTGACTTTGATTTCAACAAGCTTCTTTTTGCCATTGACCATTTCGTATTTTTTATCTGTTAGTTCTTGGCTATAACCTAAAGCAATCTTAAGAGCTGTGTTTTCTACTTCATAGTCTATAATCTCTTTATTCTTCTTTATAGCCTCTTTAATCTCTTTATGTTTAGACTGCCATGTATATAGGGTAGATTCACCTATACCCATGCTTTGTGCGAGCTGTTCATTATTGAGACCGTCGCGAGCCCACCCAGAGATGAGTGTAAGTCCCTCTTGGGACAACCAGAAGTCTTTGCTTCGTGTTCTTGATGTAGCCACTATCTACACCCCCTTATTTACGTGGTATGTTATATTTATGTTAATTTTGTGTTATATGTTTAATTGCTTTGTCTAAAAAGGCAATTGCGACATCTAGTTGTTTGTGGATGTTATCCTCGTTTAATACGAAGTCTAGTTTTTTGATGATGTGGTATCTCTTTAATTCTAGTTCAATGCGATCAGAAGGCAACTTCTTTTCAATTAGATGTTTTTTGTATTCCTCTAATTCTTCTTTTGTTACCTCTAAAGCAGCTACCTTTTCATCCAGGGTTTGAAATAGGTTTTCTTTTGTTTCTTCAAACTCGTTCTTGATTTCGTTTATTTTCATTTTAGATCCCTTTCTATGCTATATGTGGCATATACACTAAAACCGACTCACTAGTCGTCATGTGTTTGTTTAATTACACTATACCACTTTATTTTTTTATTTTCAACATAATAAAAAATAGACGTTAAATTCGCCTATTTTCTATGAAATCTAAGAAAGGACACAGAATGCGGGATATCATCCTGTACTTTCATTGTATCATGGTGTTTCAATCTCTGTCAACAGTGATTTGGTACTACAGTTTTGAATATTTTTTCTAGTACCTCAACAACTATACTGTTCCCCCCAAGTTTATAGGCTTGATTGTCTGTTACTACTGACAATATTAAATCTATCTCTCTCTCTCCTACACCCATTAATC